TTACCTCCTTCCGCTCATTTCACTGTATCAAAAAAGCCGCTTACTAAGGCAGCTTAATCATAGGAATTACGCAATTAACTTGAGCTTGTATGGATATTTTTCCACCGCAAAATACAACAAGTATTGACATGCTGTCAGCACTTCTATATTATCTCTTTTAGGCCAGTAGTGCCAATAATATACAAAGGAGAAGCCTTATGATGACTTGTAGAAAATGCGGTGGAAGCAATGTAAGTGTTCAAGCTGTAGCAGAGCAGAAAAAACGAGGGTGTTTCATGGCACTAATCTGGATTATCTTAGCTATTATCACACTTGGTATGATAATCTGGATTCCTCTACTTATGAAAAAAGGAAGTAAAACGGTAACTTATGCAATCTGCCAAAGCTGTGGTAATCGGTGGAAAACATAATTAAGTATCCTGTCTTCTTTTGCAGTAGCCCCCCTCCTATGGGGGCTTTTTTATCTCCCTTTTTTACCTTTGTTAACCTTATCTTTCAGCTCTTGGCCCTTAGCGGCCTCAATATCTTGGGTCATACGCCATAGGGCATAGAGTTTCAAAGCCTCATCCAGGGTATAGCAGGTCTCTAATTCATACTTGCTTGCCAGTTTCATCCCGATAAGCGTATACATGCGCAATTCAAGAGCCGAAAACTGAGAGATATCTAGTTTTCCGTACTTTTCTAGCCCGGCACTTTCTTCGGGATCAAGCTGCGAAATGCTCCGACGTGCTCTCCAAATAGGCTGCCGAGCCTCCCGAAAAAACCCGAGTAATTTATACGGATAACATCCATAGCCAGGATATACATATCTTGAGTGTTGCTGCAAAAGATTTCATTTGCCATATCTTCCGTAAGAGGCACCGCATTATCACTATCTTCTAGCTCGACAGAAATATTTTTATGTTTAACTAACAACGTTTTGAGCAAACGCTCAACTTTATCGCCGCTTACACTGGACATCCCATTCACTATAGATGGTGCCATTTTGTCAAAGTCAATATCCTTATCCAGTAGATTATCGGCATTGTCCTTCATGGCACTATTGGCCATAGGCACAAGAGAACCTAGCATTGGTAGGATTAATGAAAAAAGTTCCCCACTTATGTTTGCTGATTTAAAAGCGGGGAACGGCCTGATGTAAAATGTGTTTCCATCCAAGATTCTTTCCTTGGCTTCAAATTGCTTCATGCCATTCCTCCTATCGCGGCTATATGAACGGATCCCATTTAGCGGGACCTGTTTCAATAGTGACCTCTCTATTTGATGCTTCTTTGCCATATTCCAGGGAAATCATGTTATCCACCCAAGCATCTTCGGCTGAGAATATGTCATTGCTCTTCATATCCTTTACCAGAACAGGAAACATTCCTTCTCCATGAGAAACTCTATCCAAATTGTATTGGTGCTGGAGGAAGGCCATCGTTTCTGAACCATATTGGACAGTAATTGTTAACGTGGCTGTTTCGTCTGGGTCTATTGAACGTACAGTCTCACCATCGGCACCTACTTCTTTACCTACACCATCACCATGGGCCTCGATGTTTAAAAATGTACCGTCTACTTTCCCACTCACAATATGAGGGCCGAGTGCAATCTGCACTAACCGGGCATCATATGTTTTTACTCTGGGCAATTACTCCACCTCCCTTTAAATAAAGAACTCGTAGGTAAGCGTACCACCCACACGCACAGCATGGATTGCGCCAGCTAAACGAGCTACAAATCTGCAATTTCTTAAAACCCTTTGAGCTTTTTCAGATGGGGGTATAGATGCTGCATTAGGGACTCTTATAACAAACCCTTTAGCTATGCCACCTTGTATAAGCTCCTCCGGGATTAGGGCTAGTTCATCATCGCTCAGGTTTCCAAGCGGCTCATCAGGGGCAACTATACCGCTGCTCTGGGCCAAAAGTAGGCTGGTCCTCATTTGGGTTTCTACCTTTGCTATACCAGGGTTGGTAAACGGAATTTTTGAGTTCATCAGTAGCAGGTTTAATATGCGAAGCTGCATATCATTTTCCAGCCAGTCACGACCACGGATAACATCAATCCACTCGCCGCCTCGTACTTGGCCGTTCATGGTGATAATGCGGCCGGCACGGCGCAACACAAGATTGCTGTGGCCATCCATTAGCTCTATTTCAAGGGTAGTGTCAATGTCTGACGGGATAATGCCAGCAACACGTTTAAAAGCCCATGTCTCACTACCGGCAGAAAAGGATAGCCCACGTGCCGTAGCTGCAACATGGACATATTTATTAGATGCTGATACCTCTTCCAGTTCTTGCTCATCTTGTTCACGGCCAAACCATCCATGGGAACGAAAATAAATGTCCGGCACTGGATCTTCGTCAGAGAGGAAGGTATAACTAAACTGCTTGTTATGAGCTTCTGTCCATTTGGCGCAATCTTCATATCCCGTTTCTTCGATACCGGCGATGCAAGCCATATACCATCCTGTGGTTCTATTAGCAATTTCTAAGGTTTCAACAGGTGTCATCATTTCCGGTGTAATTTCTTGCATTATAGAACCGGTATCAAAGATACTGTTACCGTCAAAGGTAACTATGCCTGTTACTGTGGTTGTACGAATGCCTTGTGTAGCCGTTAAGACAACATTGTAAATCCCTGCCCAGCCTGAGCTAGGCAGGTTCATTTGGTCGCCCTGTGGGTCATTTGCATCACCAATTGCAACTTGTAAGAAAGCATCTTTGTTTTTGGTTGTGGGCAAGTTATTACCATATACCAAAATGTCATCTTTTTCGATTTCCACAGTCATGGATGATAATGCCATCCGTTTATACGTAACTTGCAGCCATGGCAAATCTGTTGGAATTGGGTCTTCTGAACTAGCACCTATAGCATCTGTCCAATAGTTGTGCGCTGTGATGATTTTTATGTCAACATCTTTGATGGACGGAGGTGCAGCTTGCATAGCCGCAACGTAAATTTGTGATGGTCGTGGGATTTGCGAGAATGCTATACGGGCAGCAATACCAACCGGATCGGCGGCTTCGCCTATAACGGTATAACCTGCTTCCGTGACTTCCGGTAAACCAGAGTAAATTGCCACAGGCGGCAACGGTCTTGGTGGCGGTATCTGAGGTGCTGGGCCGAATATAAGCATGTTATCAAAGTTGGCAGCATCTACTGCCGGGGCCGCAATATCGATGTTTACAGTTACAATATTGTCTAGGTTACTCATCCATGTTTTCCTCCTTCATGTATTCGATTTCTACTGTGTCAAACCAGTCTGTCTTTTCATCGGCAAGGCCTTGGGGCCTTCCCCCGGAAGAGGTAGGGATTTGTACGCCAGGAGAAGGGTTGGCCGCATACTCGACGGCGCACTGGGTAAAGCCTATGTCTATTTCTGTCATGGCACGATAATCCCAGGATGTATCATTTGTAAGCTCCGTAAGGTCATGGATATCATTTGTGCTTATAGATATGTCATTTGCGTAACTCCAATGGTCTACATAGACGGAGTTTAGGAAAATTACAAAGTCGGTCAAATCGTTTACAGCAGTGTTTTCCATTGCTGCTGTGACATTAGGAGCATCTGTTATAGGTGCACCTTTAGTGAAAAGGTCAACTTTTAACGAGGTTTCTGACGGCCATGTATCGTGAACAATTCCTTTTTTATACTGGCGTATTGGATGATACGCCCGGCCAATGGATCCGGTGGTTAGGGCAACCATGGGGCTATTTGGGTTTACCGGTTTATGTTTGCCCCAGATGATATTTCCCTTGCTTTTTAACTCAGAAAAATAAACACTGACAAGGTCAAACAGATGTTTTTTTAGCTCTTGCTGTGTCATGACATCACCTCTGACGGTGACGGAGCAGAGATGATAAAGTTTGGGTTTGGTGCCGAGTCTGGCGGAAGTGGCTGCTTACTTGCAGGCAGGGCTGTAAAATCGGATTGAAAATGGGATAGTATTGTGTGATCCCAATCGACACATGATATACATTCGTACCAAATGCTTTTGTAGAAAAGCAAGTCTCCGGGGATGCCATTGTACTCGTCTGCAGAAGTAAGCTGTGTCGGCCCCCAGGATTTGAGACGCTTTATTGTGCGTTCACCTAATGGGTCACCTGCATATTCATCCGGTGCCTGGGGCTGGACATTAAGTTTAATGATGGAATCTGTGTAGGTGGCAGCTGTATAACCATCAATGTTTGTTTGAGGGCCGTGTTTACGGATGGTGTAAGGTTTTTTGAATAAGCTGATGGGCATATACTCACCCTTTCCGTGGTTTTACGGTGTAGTGGACAGATTGCCTCATCCGTCCTGTATTGATTAATGGTGTTGATGAGCCCTTTTGCCGCATAGTAGAGGGGTTGTTTTCTATAAATCCACCTTCACGGATTTCATGTTGAATGCTTCCGACTAGATCTGCACCTTGTTGTTTCATGAGTTTTTCGGCAGACAATCCACCTCTAATAAGATGCTTAACACGTTCTTGACCACGGGCACGAATAGCATCACCGTGTTTTTCTGCAGCCTGGCGCATAAAAGGCCTTTCTGGGATGCGTTGGCTTCCGTCAGAGCTTCTTGTACCAAACTCATTAAATGCAGCTATTTCCGCAACAGTGGTACCGTCTTCATAATTATCGGCACTGACATTGTTGTGGTTTTGGTCATAACCTTGTTTATCAGTGGTAAATCCGGCTTGCACTTTCATTTCGGTAA